CTGCCTCATCGAACTCGCCCTGCATCAACTTGGACGCAGTAACGCCCAGATTATACATGGCTTGGGTTAGCTCGTTATCGCTGGCCTTACCGCGCTGAGACATGAACACCTCTATAGCCTCACCAGTTTGAGGGCAAAAGCTTACGGTCACTGCCATGCCTGCGCCTACGTTTGTTGTGATGCACGGTCTGCGATTTGGAACTTGCTTCATTGATTATCTCCACTGCCTGCGCCCAGCTCTCTGATTCGAGGTCGGGCGCTTCAAAAAATGTTGTGTGTTTGGTGAACTTCTTTGCATTGATAGAAGTTACAGGTAAATACCATACCACACGTTGCTCAGTGGAAACCATAGCCAGAATGTCATAGTCGGCTATCGTGGGCAGTCTTTTTTTGCCGCCCAGCCCTGTCTGGAAATGTACGCGATGTTTATGCCCCGCACCCTGCCGAGAAGCCTGACAAGCCTTGACCTGTATTCGCATCATCTGGCCTGTATCTGGATGCCATGCCACTAGGTCAACAGCGTCCTGTTGCGCTAAAGCAACGCGCCAGCCCCTAGCAAGGACTGACGCGGCGGCTATATACTCTCCAGCGAGGCCAGATGTTGTTTGACTTAGGTTTACGTCTGCGACAAATTTATTATGCAGGGTCATCATGCTTTATAAGGTCATCCAGATAGAACCGAGCCTTCTTCAAATCTTCCAGCCCGTTTTTGTGGTTAAATCTCCAGATATATTTTAGCACATTCCCCTGCACATAATACTTGTAATTATCACCGAGCGCCGCCTTTATGGCGTCTAAGCACTCGATGTTTCCGCTGGTGTAATGCTCAGGATGGTTCACTGGGTCTTTCATCTTCCACCTTCTTCATTAGCACTGCGTGTTGGCTGTGAGGATAGGACAGGTAGGAGACAATCTCCCACCCGTTCTCCTCGCGTTCTTTGATGTGACCATGCACAACATATCTAAGAATCATGCGCTCAGACACCGTTCAATTTCCTTTATAATTCGGGTGGTTTTTGACCGCCCACGGCCTCTTTTATCGAGCTTTTTGACGGCGTAATAGACTGAGGTATGGTCACGCCCAAATGCCCTGCCCACTTCTGGATAGCTACAACCCAGCAGTTTGACTGACAGATACATAGCGATGTGTCGCTCATTTGCGTTGAGCCTTCTTTTAGACAGCAGTTCCAAGACTGGCACTCCTGTGACTTCGCTGGTGGCTTGGACAACCTGTTCAATGCGCTGGTCATAGTGCATCGAACGGGATGGTCTCTCCGTTTTCCCTAAGAATTTTAAGATAATTTTCTCTAGCACAGACATCGTTGCAGAACTCCTTTCCCGCTAGTGTTATTGTTCCCTGATATCGGTAATTGAAGCGGTTTCCGCAATGGTAGCAGTCGGCATAGTTATCGACTGTTGGATACTTCGATTGCTTTGTTGGCCGCTTCTTATCACGCTTAAACATTAAAATGGAATCTCATCATCCATAGCCTGACCAGAATTATTGTCAGCGCTTTTTGGGTTGCTGAAATCAATCTCATTAACGCGCATCTGCAAAGCCTTAACAGTCTGGCCTTCCTTGTTCTGATATTCGCGCTCTGCGATTGAGCCGATTACTGTGGCGCTTGTGCCTTTCTTTAGGTACTCAGCTAGCTTTGCGCCACGCTCTCCCCAGATGGAGCAGTCCATCCAGATTGTTGATTTGTTCTGCCCATAGCCTGTATCAGAGGCAAGGGTGAAGGATAGCAACTTATTATCGCCAACCTCTTTGATTTCCGAATCACGGCCTAACCTGCCGCAGAATGTGCAACTGTTCATTTGCTTAATAGCTCCTGTTTCTTTTTGGTGAATAACTCCCTGTCACTTGCTGACAGCTTCAACTGCACCCGATTATATAGCGCCTTGAGGCTATCTATGTCGGGGCATAAGGCCACCTCATCCGCAATGGATAGGGGTGACGTTATCTTTTGGGGGGTGTTTGCGACATCCGAACGCTCAGTATTATTAAAGACATTACGGTTTTCTACGGTTTGCCCAGATGCCGCGCCCCTCCCTGCCTTCTGCTCGGAGTTGTCCGAGCCAGCAGAAACTGGTGATGGTGCTGGCATATCTTCGCCAGCATATAAATGTAAACCCAAGCCCGTTGCCATGCTGATAGCCTTAGCCATACAACGCTGGATTGAGGCATTCACCTCAAAGCTGTTGGGCTTTTGAATAGGCCGATTAGCGTGGTTCAGGATTGGCATAATCTCTGTAGTGGCTGGTTCATCCTTGCCCAGCGTAATAGTGACCTGCACATAGCCATAGCCCTGTGCATCCACCATGTAGGGCAGATAGGTATCATCCGCCTGTTTAAAAATGTGCTTAGTTACCATAGCATCTGGAACGTGCTGTTTTAACAGCCGCAGAGCGTGCGCCCAGCTTAGGTATGTAAAGCCGTTCTTCTTCTCGACAATTTTCCGAGTGTCGATTTGTGACATGGTTGCGAATATACTCATTAGTCATCCCTCTGTTCAAGAACCAAACTGATAGACCAAAAAGCCGCCTTTCCTTCACCGCAACCTAATTCACTTGTTACCTCTGACTGCAACATCTTTACAGCTTGAACAGGTGCGTTTGAGTTTAAGACTTTTTTGCCGTTAATTGTTTCGCCTGTGACCGTATTCAAAACCGAATAAGAGGCAACATATTTTTCGTAATCATTCATGTTTTCCATAGCTCCTTTGCTTCTTCTTTGAACTCTTCATCCCAATAGAACGGGTGCTGAAAATCTGGGTCTACCAGACCAGCTAACACCTTTGGGTCATCCGATACCCGCAACAAGTTCTGTCGGCGTATCGCTCTGCCCCGCATCTCTTCCAAGCAATAGGCCATATATTGCGGCTGTAGCTCTTCACAGTTTTCGGGGGTAAACAGCACAGAGCCAGTTGCAGATACATATGCAAGGTTAGGCACTAGCCCTGTAGCTTTCTGATAAATGGATACTTGGCACAGATGCTCGAACTGTGGCTTGGCTGGTATTGCCGCCTTAGTCCAGCCCCGTGTGCCGTCCTTCTTTACCGCACCCATGCGGGGCGCTTTTGTCTTTACCTCACAGAAGCGGTCAGAGGCGCAGAGGTCTATGTAACCCATGACTGGTAGCTCAACACCGTCTAGCGATACCTCGACCCTCTGCTCCTCTTCTGCACCCCCGTACTCGCTTGCAAGCAAATCAATGCCCTGCTCCACCGCATCAGGTATCAACTCGCGGTACTTCTCGCGCTTCTCTTCTGGCTCGGTGGCTGGTGCATCGTGAAAATCAAATGACAGATAGGCTTGTTCAATAGCCTGCTCAAAGTCCAGCCCAGCAGTTAGCATGGCCTGTATTGCCCCATGCACAGCCGTTCCGAAAGCGGCGTTATAACCAACCTTCGTCTGCCTGCGCTGTTCCTTGTCCAGATACACATACTGGAACATCCAGACGGCCATAGGGCGCAGTAACTGGCTCGGACTGTAGTGGTCTAATTTATTCATCATAATCCCTGACTAAGTTTTCGGTTTACATCACCGTCTTTATTCTTTACTAACGGTTATAGGTAATGCTGTCAACACATAAAACAGGAGCTAAAATGAAACTGGCAGAATGGTTAGTAAACAAGGGGATGCGGCAGGCTGAGTTCGCTCGGCAGTTGGATGTATCGCAACCCACCGTGCATAACTGGATATATGGAAAGCGTCCACCAAGCGGTCTGCACATGATGGACATATATAAAATGTCCAAGGGGCAGGTCGGTTTAAAGGATTGGGTAGAGGCGTTCGACAGATGAGTACCAAGAGCAAGGAATTTTGTAATGAGCCTGAGCATCTTGCCAAGCAGATGGAACTGCTGGACGAGCTTATCCCAGATGATGCGTTTCAGGATGCTGAGATAACCGAAAACCTGACGGGCAAGGCAGTCAAACCAGTGACACAGATGCCGCCGAAGGGGAGAAGTTCCATTGACTAACGGTAGAGTGAAGGGCGCTAATTTCGAGCGTGAGTTGTGTCGGGCTATCATGGATGGGCTTGGTATTGAGGATGTGAAGAGAGATATCGAGCAATATAGAGCCAGCTTGCACGGCGATATTATCGGGGTTGATGGTTGGAGCATAGAGGCCAAGCGTTATGCCTCTGGCACGACCTATAAGCCGCAGTGGTGGGAGCAATGCACAGCGGCGGCAGATGCCACTGGATGCCAGCCTGTACTGATTTGGAAGTATGACCGCCAGCCCATTCATTGCCTTGTCAGAATGTCCAGCATTAGCTCGGACTATGCTGGCATGGATTACGTGGCGCAGGTGGATTTTGACACTTGGCTGATGCTGGTGAGGGAGAGTTGGTCAGATGTTTGAGATTGTGATGATTATGTGCCTGATTAATGACTTTGGGGCGGACAGCCGAAACGAGTGCTTTATACGCAATGGCGGTACGTTCCAGACAAAGGCGGCTTGCTACAGGCAGGTCAAGCGGGACAAGATAGAGCTTTTGGAGAAGTTTCGCGCAGAGTTCGGCGATGATT